ATTGTCATACTCTTTGTAATGGGTATTATATCTCTTGGAATTGAACTCTATAATGGAACACTTCCTCTTCCTAAACTTCTAATATAGCCACCCCCCCTAAAACTGAGCAAAATCTATTGACACTTCCCTGTGTTTATAGTATACTACTTGTAACAATCAATGGAGAACTTATATGAGCGACAACGAACTATTACTTGACTACACTCGATTTGTGGATGAGGTTACATCTGATGCATCTAAGGACAGTGAAGCATTCACTGATGCATTGGATATTATTGAGGAGACATCTTCTGTTCCCCCAGAACGATTACTGACTGCTGCATTGGGTATCTGTGCAGAGGGTGGTGAGTTTACTGAGGTGGTGAAGAAGTGTATCTTCCAAGGCAAACCTATGGATGAGCATACCATCTATCATATGAAGCGTGAACTAGGTGATATCATGTGGTACATTAGTCAGGCATGTATCGCACTAGATACAAGTATAGAAGATGTTATATACATGAACATTGAGAAACTCGAAGCGAGATACCCAGATGGGTTTGAATCGTTTCGTTCTAATAACAGAAGTGAAGGAGACATATAAGTGGATTTTCTAAAAGACATTGCAAAGACAGCAGGGAATGAATACGCTGCATTAGTATCAGAAGGTGTAGAGGCAGGGGATGTAGATAGTTTTATCGACACTGGTTCTTATATCTTTAACGCACTACTCTCTGGTAGTATCTATGGTGGACTTGCTGCGAATAAGATTACTGCGGTGGCAGGGGAAAGTGCAACAGGTAAGACGTTCTTTGTTATGGGTATGGTAAAGAGTTTTCTTGACGCAAACCCAGATGCAGGCGTACTATACTTTGAAAGTGAATCTGCGATTACAAAGCAGATGGTGATTGATCGTGGTATCGACCCCACTCGCATGGTTATCCTACCAGTAACAACAGTGCAAGAGTTTAGAACCCAAGCAATCAAAGTGTTGGATTCGTTCCTCGCTCAGAACGAAGCAGATCGTAAACCTCTGATGTTGTGTCTTGATTCTCTTGGGATGTTGTCTACTACGAAAGAAGTAGAGGATACTGCGGAGGGCAAGGAAACAAGGGATATGACTCGTGCCCAAGTTCTCAAAGCGGCGTTCAGAGTATTGACACTGAAGCTTGGTAAAGCGAAAGTGCCGATGGTGGTGACGAACCATACCTATGATGTGGTCGGGTCGATGTTCCCTACGAAAGAGATGGGCGGCGGGTCAGGTCTAAAGTATGCTGCAAGTAGTATCGTATATCTCTCTAAGAAGAAAGAGAAAGATGGTACTGAGGTAATCGGTAATATCGTTCACTGTAAGAATGCTAAGTCTCGTTTGACGATTGAAAACAAAATGGTTGATGTACGTCTAACCTATAGTAAAGGACTTGATCGTTACTACGGACTATTGGACTTGGCGTTGAAGTACGGTATCTTTAAGTCTGTCTCTACTCGTGTGGAGTTACCAGACGGTACTAAGACATTCGGTAAGACAATCAATAACAACCCAGAGAAGTTCTTTACTTCAGAGATTATGGAACAGTTGGATGCGGTTGCAGATAAAGAATTCAAGTATGGTAATATGATTGAAGAAGAGGAAGTAGAAGATGACAACATCGAAGCAGAAGTTTGATAAACTGTGGATGCTCAAGGAAGAGATTGAATATGCAGAGAGTCAGTTACGTCCACATGACACTGGACATATCAGTACCGCCATTGGTTGGATGAACAGTCGATTGAGAACTCTCAAGGGTGAGTTGGAGAACGAGTTAGATGAAGTTTCAACTGAATAAGAAAGAAGAGTGTCTTGTTGTTCTCATGGAAGAATGCGGTGAAGTCATACAGGAGTGTAGTAAGATACTACGCTTCGGTAATGACACATCCAAACTCACAAAGGAACTAGGTGATTTACAGTTTATGATTAACCTTGCAGCGAATCACCTTGACATTGATTCGGTATCAATTGGTGTTTATGCAAACGAAAAGCGTGAGAAACTTAAAAAGTATTCTGATTTAATTGATAAGTGATTGATTCTATTGAGAATCTTTTTTAAATTATTTTGCATTTAGCCCTTGACATTCTCTGTGGTTTTGTTATAATAACAGTATAGTCAATAGAGAGGTGAATTATGAAAAAGATATTAATTGCAATGACAATGTTTGCTGCCACTATCGGTAATGCAAATGCGTTTGAGTTTCAAGTTAATGGTGACGCTGTTCTTCAAAGTGTAATCAAACAAGTTGTTGCTCAGACTATTGGTAACACTGTTAAGACTGGCGGTGGACAAGTTGTTATTCATACAAGTAAAGGTGTCGCAACTGGTAAGATGACTCGGTGTTGGAATAGTCCAAAGTATGATAGTGAAGGCAACATGACAATGCGTGTGGTGTGTTACTAATGTTTGAAGATGTAAAAGAATATAAAGTTTCCGATTACCAGATGTTTGATGGTGATCAGAAAGGGAACGAGTATGGTGGTGAAATTGATTTTGATAATGGATACAGTCTGTCCATCGTTTCGCATAAGTGTTCTTATGGCGGCGATAGGGGATTGTTTGAAATCATGCTGATTCGTAATGGTCAACCATGCTCGTTCCCACCTATTACTGAAGAGGGAGATACCGTAAAAGGTTTCCTTACGAAAGAACAAGTCGAGGATATTATCGACACAACTAGAAACTTGCCAGGAACAGTCTAATGAATATTGAACAGTTCTTTATTGAAGCATCTAGTCACGATTGGTTCTATGATTACTCTGACGACCATCGTGTGTGGACTAATGGACATGAGAATAAACAACGGTTGTACAGTCTTGCAGACGGCAACACTGTTAAAGAAAAAATCATGTCGGAGTTTCGTGCATACACTTTGGGACAAAGAGAACGTCCAACAATAGATGAGTTCATTACCACATAATCAAGATTATCCTTAGTCTAAAAGTTATCATCAGATGATAAGTATTATATGAAAGGAGAATCACTATGTGGACAAAACCTACCTTTGAAGAAATGCGCTTTGGATTTGAAGTAACAATGTATGTAATGAATAAGTAAGTTTCCTCTCTGACTAACTTGACCCCTTTACGGTATAAATACTGTAAAGGGGTTTTTCTTTAATGGCAGATATGTTATCTTATTTTATGGGTCGTGATGGGTTTACTTGGTTCATTGGAGTCTGTGAGGACAGAGATGATCCAAAGGCACTCGGCAGAATTCGTGTTCGTTGTTTTGGTTATCACACAGATGACTTAACTAAACTTCCTACACAAGACTTGCCGTGGGCGCACGTTATGCTTCCGCCGACTGCACAAGTTGGTGCATTCCACAATATTAAACCTAGTGATTGGGTGTTCGGTTTCTTTCGTGATACTGATACACTTCAACAACCTGTCATCATGGGTGTCATGCCTGGCATACCATCTACTGCATCTGACCCTACAAAGGGTTTCTCAGACCCCAACTCACCAGATGCTCCAGATACACAAGACGCAAAGTATAAGAAAGAACCAGACTTCGGCCCATACCCTTCTCGTGTAGGACAGGCAGATACTTCTCGTTTGACTTCTGGTTTACTAGAACCGCATCCAGAGATTGCAGAAAGAGATTTGGCATATACCAAAGAAGTTCCTATCGCAAATGATGAACCTGGCGATCCTAATAAGTGGGATGAACCAAGAACAACCGATCCATCTGAATTTGGATTACTCGCAACAGGAACGAATCCAGAAACAGGGGAAACAAGAACACCTAAGTTAAGAAGAGATACAGAGTATCCTTACAATCATGTTCTTGAAACAGAAGGTGGACACATCAAAGAATATGATGATACACCATATGCGGAACGTATCTATGAGAAGCATACCGCTGGAACATTCTATGAGATTGATACTGACGGAAACAAAGTTACTCGTATCGTAGGAAACAACTATGAGATTATCGCAGGCACAAACTATGTAAACGTAAAGGGTGATGTAAACCTTACGATAGATTCAAACTGCAACACATACATCAAAGGTGATTGGAATATTCAAGTAGACGGTGACAAGACAGAAGTTGTCACAGGCAAGGTTTCGGAAACCTATAAAGATACAAAGACTGAAACAGTTACCAAAGATGTTACGGAAACATATGGTGCAAATCAGACTACTGCAATCAGTGGTAACTTGGATGTCGATGCGGCAAGGATTGACTTGAACTAATGAGGGGATTGTTTCTAATTAAAGATGGTGTCAACTATATGGAGTTTCATAATTATGATGACATACCTATGTCCTTTGACAACCTCATAAAATTTGAACCAGAGTACCCACCAGAACCGCACACAGAAGAACAGCATGAAATGATTGCAACCTATAATGATAAACTAAAAGAACTTATGAAGAGGGAGAGAATGTAATGCCTGCGGCAACACGGATTGGGGATGCAGATGTTCCACACTGTTCTGGTATGGTTAGAGCAGCGGGAAGTCCAAATGTATTTGTTAATGGTATTGCGTGGAGTAGACAGGGAGATGTAAACACAGGACATCTTCTTCCGCCTGCACCATGTCCATCTCATTCTGCACCTATTGCTTCTGGTTCTTCGACAGTAAAGGTAAATGGAAAGGGAGCGGGAAGAATAGGAGATGGTATTAGTGGTTGCACTTCAGTTGCCGCTGGTTCTCCTAATGTATTCGCTGGAGGATAAGAAATGTATGAGTATAGATGTAAGGTAGTTCACATTGTGGATGGTGACACAGTTGATGTGGATATTGACTTGGGGTTTGGTGTATGGATGAAGAAGCAACGAATTCGTATGTACGGTATCGACACACCAGAAAGTCGCACAAGAGATTTAGAAGAAAAGAAGTACGGACTTGCTGCAAAGGAATTCATTACACAGATGTTGGATGATGATGGTGGTATTGTTCTTAAAACATATAAGGATGCAGAAGGAAAGTTTGGTCGTATTCTTGGGGAACTGTGGAGAACCACAAACTATGCTGATAAATCAGTCAACAACTATATGATTGAGAAACATCATGCCGTTGCATATCATGGACAGTCTAAAGAATTGATTGAAGAGGAACATATCAAAAATCGTTCCTATCACAATCTCTAAGTTTCGTTATAAATACCTTTAAGGAGATTTAGATGGCAGTTAATCCTAGTGCATTTAGAGATGCAGAGGCAACAAATAATTCAGAGAGAAGTGCTCAGACATTTAAGGACTTCAACTTTAATTTTGCAAAACATCCTGTAACTGGTGACATTGCAAAGTTGACGGATGTTGCTGCTGTCAAAGCCAGTGTTAAGAATTTAGTTATGACTAATTTCTATGAACGAGGGTTTCATCCAGAGATTGGTTCTAATGTTCGTAATGCATTATTTGAAAACATGACCCCACAGGTTGCGTCAAGACTTGGAAGAAACATTGAAGATGTTATTGTGAACTTTGAACCAAGAGCAGAACTTATCAGTGTTATTGTTCAAGCAAATATTGACAGTAATGCATATGAAGCAACAATCAAATTCAATGTTGTAAACTCAGAGACAGATGAACAGACATTGAATCTATTTTTAGAGAGACTAAGATAAGATGGCAACGAAACTACAAGTCACAGAGTTGGACTTTGATGATATCAAATCTAACCTAAAGACATACATGAAGAACCAGACAGAGTTCACAGATTATAACTTTGAGGGTTCTGCACTTTCCACATTGATTGATTTACTTGCATACAATACTCACTACTTGGGTATGAATGCAAACATGGCGATCAATGAAGCATACTTGGATACAGCAACTTTGCGTTCATCTGTAGTCTCTCACGCAAAGACGCTTGGTTACACTCCTCGTTCTGCTCGTGCGCCTGTTGCCTATGTTGATGTTACTATTAATAATTCTTCTCTTACATCTATCACAGTTGAGAAAGGAACTAAGTTTACTACACAGGTTGATGGAACAACTTATGCATTTGTAGTCAATGAAGAAAGAACATCAACACCATTGAATGGAGTTCTTCGATTTTCAAATCTTCCTATCTATGAAGGTTCACTTGTTACTGCAAAGTATACAGTGGATAATAATAACTTGGAGAAACAATATCTTCTTACAGACAGTCGTGCTGATACTACTACTCTAAAGGTATCTGTTCAAAACTCTGTTGCAGATTTAACTACGCAGACATATACTCTTGCAACAGACATCTCTCAAGTGACAGCAACATCTAATGTTTATTTCTTGCAAGAGGTAGACAACGGAAAGTATGAAGTATACTTTGGTGATGATGTTGTTGGTAAGAAAGTAAATGATGGTAATATTGTTATCCTAGAATATATTGTCACCAACAAAGGTGCTGCCAATAATGCAAGAACTTTCTCTGGAACATCTGTTGGTGGAGAAACTAATATTACTATTGCAACTCTTGTTGCTGCGGCGGGTGGTGCAGAACCAGAAACTATCCAGTCAATCAAATACAATGCTCCTTTGGACTATGCGTCACAGGGTAGAGCGGTTACGACTGATGACTACAAGGTTATTATTCCAACAGTATTTGCAGACACACAAGCGATTCAGGTGTGGGGTGGTGAGGACAACGATCCACCAATCTATGGACAAGTATTCGTTTCAATCAAAACAACCTCTGGTATTATTCTAACACAAGCACAGAAGGATACAATTGCATCTTCACTAGACAGATATAACATTGCCTCTGTTCGTCCTACGATTGTTGATCCAGAAACAGTTAAGATTAAACTCAACACTACATTTAAGTATAATGCAAATGTGACTACAAAGACTGCATCTGATTTAGAGACACTTGTGATAACCACAATCGCTAACTATAATACATCTGACTTGGAAAAGTTTGATGGCATCTTTAGATTCTCAAAACTATCTCGTTTGATTGATGGAACAGATCCATCTATCCTTTCAAACATTACAACAGTTCGTATGCAGAAAACATTTACCCCAACTCTAAATGTTCTAACAAAGTATGAACTAAAGTTTTCTAATCAACTCTATCATCCACATGCTGGACACAACTCAATGATGGGTGGTATTACTTCATCCACTGGTTTCTTTATTTCTGGACAAACCAGTGAACACTTTATGGATGATGATGGTAGTGGAAACATAAGAGCATATAGTCTTGTGGGTGGAACAACTAGAACATACTTGGATACAAATATCGGAACAGTGGATTATACAACAGGAACGGTTTCACTTGATTCTCTGAACATTACTTCTTCATCTGAAACTGCTGGTATTACTATTACAGTCATTTCAAACTCAAATGATATTGTTCCAGTTCGCAATCAACTTCTTGAAATTGATTTGGAAACATTAAGAGTTACAGGGCAGAATGATACAATCGAGGCTGGTGGTTCTTCTGCCGGAACTGGTTACTCAACATCATCTTCGTATTAAGGTTTAATAAATGTCTGGACACGAACCAACATTAAAGAATAAAGTTTCTCCTCATATTCAGAGTCAACTGCCTGAGTTCGTTCAGTCAGATCATCCTCTGTTTGCTTTATTCCTCAAGTATTACTATGAGTTCCTAGAGGCAGGAGAACTTACTGTTACTGGCAGCAATGATTATGTCATTGAAGAAACAATCAGTAAGAATTATATTCTAGATGAGACAGGTGAGAACATTGTCCTTGAAGAATCTGTTGGTAAGTTTGTAGTAGGAGAAACAATCACTGGTGTAACCTCTGGTGCAAATGCTCGTATTCTTGTTGATGACTTTGATGGTAACAATCGTCTATTCATTACATCCCAACAAAGATTTCAAACTGGTGAAACGATAACTGGTAACACATCTGGTGCAACCACAACTGTAGCATCTTATCGTGCAAACCCTGTTCAAAATATCCAACAACTTCTTGCATATGCAGATGTTGATAATACAGTCTATGATTTCTTAGATAAGTTTAGAGACTCCTTTATGGATTCTCTTCCTAACACTCTTGCCGATGGTATTGCAAAACGCAAACTCATCAAAAACATTAAGGATATGTATGCGGCAAAGGGAACTAGGGATGGACACAAACTATTCTTTAGAATTCTCTTTGATGAAGAAGCAACACTAATCTATCCTCGTGATAATATGCTTCGTGTATCTGATGGTCAATGGTCAACAGATAAGGTTGTTCGTGTTGTTGAAGATGGAACTTCAGACTTTACCAAAGCGATAGGACAGAGACTTACTGGTGCAACATCTGGTGCTACTGCACTTATTGCTACAATCATTAAGTTTAGAGAAGGTGCAGACCTTATCGCAGAAATCAATGTGGATGCAAACTCTGTTACTGGAACATTTATTGCTGGTGAAGTTGTTACGACAACAGATACCACACTCGATTTAGAAATCTCTGCAATAGTCAAAGGTATTGTCACTGGTGCAAATGTAACAGTTGGTGGTGCATATCATACAA